GTTGAGAAGTTCAAAGGACTTCTGTTCCAAATCGAGCGTGATGCGAACGCAATCGCACGCGAAACTCGTAGAGGAAAGGGCAACATGATCATGTGCTCTGCTGACGTTGCATCCGCACTGGCAATGGCAGGCGTACTTGATTATGCTCCTGCTCTGGAAGGCAACAACCGCCTTGCAGTTGACGAAACTGGTAACACCTTCGCTGGTGTTCTGAACGGTCGCTATCGCGTCTACATCGATCCTTATGCAACTATCACCCGTGGTGGTTCTGCTGCATCTGGTGCTTCAGGTAACCAGTACTACGTCATCGGTTATAAGGGTTCTTCACCTTATGACGCTGGTCTGTTCTACTGCCCATATGTACCTCTCCAGATGGTACGTAGCGTCGGTCAGGATGACTTCCAGCCACGTATCGGGTTCAAGACCCGTTATGGCATGGTCCTCAACCCATTCGCAAAAGGCGAGGCAGCACTGTCCGACAGCAACCCACTTGCTGCTGGCAACCTGTCAACCAACGCATACTACAGAAGAGTTTCTGTTGCAAACCTCATGTGATCCTCTTGCATCACATTATATCAAGGACCCTTCGGGGTCCTTTTTTTATGTTGTTTTGTAAAAAAGCAATAAATGTTAGTGAATTAACACAAAGTGTTATAGATAATACAGAATTATGCGAGGTGTAAAAATGAACCCTTCTTTTAAATTACATTATGAGTTAACCGTAATGGAGAGTGAAGATGCACAATCTATTATCCCGAGCACAATTTGATGAATGGAGGCATTTAGAAGAAACAATTGATGAGTTAGAATCAGAAAATCAAAAGATAAATGATTACTACGAATGCATTATCGAGTGTGATTCTTTAAACCAGAACGAATGTAAGAAGATATGTAGGAGATTATTAGATTAGTATTCAGACCCTTCGGGGTCTTTTTTTTGTCTATAAATAAAAGTGTGAAGGACTAACCACATGACACTCTGCAACGAAAACTTTCTATCACCAGCAGGTTTTAGATTAGACATTCCAGGATTTAAAAGCGTTGGTTTTCAATGCACCAACGTCAACGTGCCTGGAATTAGTATGAATGGTCCCGTAGCAGCAACTCCATATAATGATTTTCAGTTAGGTGGTGATAAACTTAATTATCAAGAACTTCAACTTACGTTCTTAATTGATGAGAATTGTGCTAACTATGCTTTGATTCATAACTGGATGGTTGGCATTACATACCCACAAAAATCAGATCAGTGGGGTAACTTTGTAGAGGAGATGAAAGATAAAGATTTTCAAAATGAAAGATTTATTGAACAACTTGATCTGTACTTACACATCTTAAATAGTAATTTTAACACCGCATTTAAACTGCACTTTTATGATGCGTTTCCTGTAAGTTTGAATTCATTAGAGTTTAGTACAGACCAGACAGACATCCAATACATGAAAGCACAGGTGACATTTAAGTACACCTACTTTAAACTTACCAATAGTAATGACAAAGAATTGACTTTATGAGTTTACATCAACAATTGATCGATGAGTGGCACAAAGATTGTGTCATGGATGATGACTTGTTTGAAGAAGCAAGAAGGATTCCAGTTTTACATGCCAAATGGTTAGACAAGTACTTAAGAGTACAATTATTACGTAAAGAAAAAGAATACGATTACAACTGTCTGTATAGACAGAAGTATAGTTTCTACATGGGCAGAGAAGAAACTGCACCTGATGAGAAAATTATTAAGACCGAAGTTCCAATCTATATCAAGGGAGATCCTGATATAATTAAAGCACAGGCAACGATGGACCTCTATGAAAAATTAGAGGATGCTCTAAAACAGGTTCTAAATAATATTAACAATCGTTCATTCCAAATTAAGAATGCAATTGATTGGTTAAGGTATTCGCGAGGAATAGATGAGTGACGTTATTATCCGAAAGAAAAATGAAGTTTATCTGCAATTAAAAACACCACCACATATTTCATACGAATTATCTGACCACTTCACATTTGAAGTTGAAGGTGCAAAGTTTATGCCTGCATACAGGCAGAAGTATTGGGATGGTAAAATTAGATTGTTCTCTCCAGGAACTGGTGAAATCTATGCTGGACTAAGAGAATACATTGAGCAGTTCTGTCAAGAGCGAGGATACGCTTATGATTATGCTGACAATGAATACTTTGGTATGCCTGATGCTGAGGATGAACTAGTATCGTTTGATGGTGTTAAATCATTTACAAAGAAATTTTCTGCACTCAAAGCAAGAGATTACCAATACAAAGGAATCTATGAGGCATTGAGAAAGAAAAGGAAACTGATCGTGTCACCAACAGGGTCAGGTAAATCTTTCATGATTTATTCTATCGTTCGGTTTTTACAAGAGACAGGACAAAAGATTCTAATTGTTGTTCCTACTACATCTCTTGTAGAGCAGATGTATAAAGATTTCTTTTCTTATGGATGGGACGTAGAAGATCATTGCCATAAAGTTTATGCTGGTCATGAGAAGGTATCTCCTAAACCAGTAACTATTACCACATGGCAGTCAATCTATAAACAGAAGCGCCAGTATTTTGAATGCTTCAGTGCAGTAATCGGTGACGAGGCACATCTGTTCAAAGCAAAATCTCTTACAGATATCTTGACCAAACTGCATCATGCAAAATATCGCATTGGATTTACAGGAACACTAGACGGGAGCAAGACAAATAAACTTGTTCTTGAAGGTTTGTTCGGTCCTCACGAAAAGATTACAAACACAAATGAACTAATTAAACAAGGACATTTGTCTAGGTTAAAGATTAAGATTATTTCTCTAAGGCATCGTCATGTTAATTTTGATAGTTATCATGATGAGATCGATTACCTGGTCTCACATCCAAGAAGAAATAACTTTATTAAAAACCTTGCATTAGATCTTGGTGGTAATTCTTTAGTGTTGTTCAATTATGTTGAACGTCATGGTGAACCACTTTTCGATCTGATAAATAGTAGCGTAAAGAATGGAAGAAAGGTTTTCTTTGTACACGGTGGTGTTGATGTAAAGGACCGAGAAGAGATCCGAGCAATCACTGAGCAGGAGTCCAATGCAATCATCATCGCAAGTTATGGAACTTTCTCCACTGGTATTAACATCAAAAACTTACACAATATCATTTTTGCGAGTCCATCAAAATCAAGAGTAAGAAACCTGCAATCTATTGGTAGGGTCTTGAGGAAGGGGGAAAACAAAAACACAGCAGTGCTGTACGATATTGCAGACGATACCTCCAAGGATTCTAACAATCCAAATTATACGTTAAGACATTTGTTTGAGCGGGTTAAAATTTATAACCAAGAAAATTTTGACTATGAGATAATCAACGTAAAATTAAAGCAGTAAGTATGGAAGCATTTTTCGCAAACATCAAGTTAAAAACAGGTGAGGAATTACTTTGCATAGTAAAAGAGGCGGACCCTGAAGAGGATTACCTCTTAGTGTCACACCCCATTGAAGTTGAAGAGATCGAGATTCCTGGTGCGTTTCATGGTCTAAAGATCAAGAACTGGATGAAACTCTCACATCAAACTGAATTCTATATTGATGGTGAAGAACTAGTTACACTCAAAGAAATCAAAGGATTTCCAGTCGAGTTTTATAAAGACAGTTTAATTAAACTCGCTCATCAAGAAGAAGAGAAACAACGTTCTAAACTTAAAAACAAATTACGTAGAAGAAAAGGTCGCGTTCCATTGGATGAAGATATGGGACTCTTATCATCTATTGATGATGCAAGAGAACTACTAGAGAATATCTTCCTCTTAGATAATGATCCAAAGGAATCATAGTATCTAAAGTATTAAAGCTATAGAGTGTTTTCTGAACTCTGACCGAGTTATTATACACAGATCCAGGGTACTTGTCAAGCTCTGAGTATTGTGCTATGATATTATGAGAAGACCAACATACTAATGGCAAAATCTAAAGAGCACTACGTAAACAACAAGGACTTCTTACACGCTATTATTCAATACAAGAATAGAGTGGAGAAGGCAAAAGAAACGGGCGACAAAAAACCACCAGTGGGTGAGTACATAGGGGGGTGCTTTCTAAAGATTGCACAGCACTTATCCTATAAACCGAACTTTGTCAACTACATGTTTAAAGATGACATGATTGGTGATGGTATTGAAAACTGCATCACTTACATCGACAACTTTGATCCAGCGAAGTCCAGTAATCCGTTTGCGTATTTTACTCAGATCATTTACTATGCGTTCTTGCGTAGGATTCAGAAAGAGAAGAAGCAGGTAGATATTAAAAACAAGATGATTGAGAAGTCAGGATACAGTGAGGTATTTACTGGCGATGAGTATGGGTGTGATTCCTCATACGAACAGATTAAGAATTCACTTGAGCAGAAAATGAGGTATTGATGAAAGTCGCTATTATTACGGACCAGCACTTTGGAATGAGAAAAGGTAGTCAAATTTTTCACGACTACATGAATAAATTTTATGAAGAGGTGTTCTTTCCTTTTTTGGAGAAGAACAAAATTACTACAGTGCTTGATCTGGGCGATACTTTTGACAATAGGAAATCAATTGATTTCTGGTCACTGGATTGGGCGAAGAAAAACTATTATGATGTTTTAGCAAACCGAGGCATCCAGGTGTACACAGTAGTAGGTAATCATACTGCTTACTTTAAAAACACTCTTGGTATCAATGCTATCAACTTGCTACTTCAGGAATATGATAATGTGCATTTGATTGAGAGACCTGAAACTATTAATGTTGGTGGTCTTGATATTTGTTTCATTCCATGGATATGTGTAGACAATGAAACAGAGACCTATGAAGAGATCTCTAATACCTCAGCAAACATTTGCATGGGACATTTAGAACTGTCTGGATTTGAGGCACACGTTGGTTACTATATGGATCATGGTATGAATCGTGATGTGTTTTCTAAATTTAAGAAAGTGTTCTCTGGACACTTCCATCATAGATCACATTCTGATAACATTTATTACTTAGGTAATCCTTATCAGATGTATTGGAATGACTTTGGTGATGTCAGAGGTTTTCATCTCTTTGATACTCAGAACACAAAACTTAAATTTATTCCAAATCCTTTCAAGATGTTTGAAAAGATTTATTATAATGATAGCATGATGTCACCAGATGAAATTGATACAGATCAATTTAAGGACAAGTTTGTAAAATTGATTGTTGAAAAAAGAACTAACTATTATGCGTATGATAATTTAATCGAACGTCTTTATCAAACAGGTGTCCATGACCTTAAAATCATTGACAACTCTCATGAAGAAATCAATCCTTCTGGAGACATTGAGATTGAAGGAACTCTTTCCTTCTTAGAAAAGTATGTTGAGGAGATTGACTACGAAGATAAAGACACGTTAAAATCTATTATTGGATCAATTTATTCAGAGTCACTTCAAATTGAGTAATGTACATACTAGCAATCAAAGGAAAAGAAACAGAGGGGGCATATGCTCCCACGGTAGATAGTGGACAAATACTATATCTTTTCTTAGAAGCAGAGGATGCTGAGAGGCATTCAGAATTACTTGCTGCTGACGACTATCCTGAGATGTCAGTGGTTGAAGTTGATGATGACGTTGCTATCCATATCTGTGAAGAGAATGGATACTCCTATTGTATTGTAACACCTGAAGACATTATTATTCCGCCTAAAGAATCTGATGATTGAATTTAAAACTATTAAATGGAAGAATTTCCTGAGCACGGGAAATAACTTTACTGAAGTGAATTTAAATGATCACAACAAAACATTAATCATTGGTGAAAATGGCGCTGGTAAATCTACAATTTTAGATGCGCTGTGTTTTGGTTTGTTCAACAAACCTTTCCGAAATATCAATAAGCCGCAACTTGTAAATTCCATCAACGGAAAAAAAATGTTGGTGGAGATTGAGTTTCAAGTAGGTGACAAACAATACAAGGTTGTCCGTGGAATCAAACCAAATGTGTTTGAGATATACTGCAATGATAAGTTTCTTGACCAAGATGCCGCACTGCGAGATACACAGAAGTATCTTGAAGAAAGTATCCTCAAATTAAATTACAAGTCATTCACTCAGATTGTTATTCTGGGTAGTGCCTCTTTCACCCCCTTCATGCAGTTACCTTCTGCTGCTCGCCGAGAAATTATCGAAGACATTCTCGACATACAAATTTTTACCACCATGAATGTTTTGCTCAAAGAAAAGATGAACATTCTGAAAGAAGACATTCGCATCATTGGTGGTGAAGTAGAACTTGCTAAACACAAGACAAAGGTACAGAAAGAATATATTGACACTCTTCAGAGTGACAAAAGTAAAAAACTGCAAAACTTGGAGGAACAGATTGATGCGCTCACGAAGGATATCGACACAAGTCAACAGGAACTTGAACAGCAGCAGGAGAAGAAACTGGAACTTGGTGACCCAAAAGGAGACCAACGCGACCTCGACTCCCACAAAAAACAATTTCAATCCTATATCCAACAGGCAAAAAAAGATTTAGAGTTTTATGAAAATAACTCCGAGTGTCCCACCTGTAAACAAGGTATTCCCCACGAACACAAGAGACAGACGCAAGAAAGAAAGTCCGAAGAGATTGGAGACCTCTCAAAAGCCCTCAAAGGCATCGACAAAAAATACGCAGAAGTCTTAGAAACTCTGGGAGTCTACTCCGAAGTATCTGATATCATCAATCAACTTCAAACAGAACTGTTGTCTCAGGAAAGATACAGAAATACTTTGCGGGCTGATCTCAATTCTGCAAAAGAAAATACTGGCAACATCGATGAAGAAACCAAGAAACTGAAGTCGATGGCCAAAGATGTTTTGGCAAAGAATGATATCAAGGCAACAAAGAATGAAGAACAACACTACAACACTGCGGTGTCGCATCTGTTGAAGGACAGTGGTATCAAAACCAGAATTATCAAACAATACTTGCCCGCGATCAACAAACTGGTCAACAAGTATTTGCAGTCAATGGATTTCTTTGTACACTTTGAGTTAGATGAGAAATTTAATGAAACAATTAAGTCTCGACACAGAGACAAGTTTAGTTATGCATCCTTCAGTGAAGGTGAGAAACAGAGAATTGACTTGGCGTTGTTGTTCACATGGAGAACTATCGCAAAGATGAAGAACAGTGCCAGTACAAATCTGTTGATTCTTGATGAGGTATTTGA